AGCGCCCCTCCGGTCCGGTACGGGTTGCTGAAGCCAAAACCCCAGGTCAGCGGGAAAAACCGCAGGTAGTTGCACCTGGAACTATATATTTTACGCAGAGTTACGTGTGTGACTGTGGTCACACATACGTACAGATCCGCCCTGGGACGGGGCACTTACTCTATGAAGGACAAAAACCCGGCTTTACCTGCTGTTTGGGGGGTAAGGGGGGTACAACGTGTTCTTTTAAAATTTTGGTGGTTCTAGGGACACCTCAAGGGTCCCGTTGGGAAGATGGTTGGGTTATGGGGGTTACCCCAGACTGGTTCCAAAACCCATTACAAGGATCACCTTCGGGGTGATCCTCTTCTGACATTGTGTGAAACCAATGCCTAAGAGTAGAACCTCCTACGTCGGTCCTACTCGATAAGGACACCACCATGAGTTGGAACTCCTCTCAAAGGAGTTCTCATCTTCCAACCAACTGGGCAGCCCTGAGAAGGGCTGCTTTGGTTCGTGATGGTCATAGATGTCAACTCCGATACCAAGGTTGCTCCCAAAGAGCAACCGAAGTAGATCACATCATCCCAGGGGATGATCATGACCTTTCCAACCTCCAAGCAGTATGCGCTGCTTGTCACTCCATCAAGTCCTCTTCCGAGGGTTTGAGGGAACGTCTCCGAAGGAAGAGGTTGACGAAACGACCCAGAGAACAACACCCTGGCCTCAGGAAGGCCAGATAGCTCCCAGGAGGAGTAAATGGCTAACATCACCGGTCCAGTACCGAAGCGCAGCGAAGAGAGGATTCGTCGGAATGCCGAAGTCATTCCGATCGAGAAGCTAGCAGCCGCAGGACTGGTAATCGCACCAGCACTGGCATTGGATGATCCACATCCAATGGTCGTGAATTTCTACGACTCCCTGAAGGAGTCGGCACAAGCGAAGTACTATGAACCATCCGATTGGGAATACGCTCGGTACGTCATGTACTTCATCAACAAGTTGCTCCGCCAAGGCGAGAAGCCTTCGGCGGTTATGTTCGCAGCCATCAATACCGCACTCTCCAATCTGTTGGTCACCGAAGGTGATCGACGCCGTGTTCGCATCGAAGTTGAGCGAGACGGTAAGGAAGCAGAGATCACGGATATCGCTGCGTACTTCAAGGAACGTGCACAGAAGGTGGCATAAAGAAGTTCTGATCCCGGAGGTTGAGCGGTGTCCTCCTTTCCACTTTGACTCCCTCCGGGGTCAGTCCGCTAACGCAATCTAGGCTATACCGCTGGAGTTAAACGCCAGGACAGCCTAGTCCTAGATTCCCCAAGGGGGTTCGTATGAGCGACGTTTACGATTTGGTTCAGCTTCTAAGACAGCGCGGAGTCGTTGTCAACGAGTGGGGTGGTTGGTACGGCCGTGGAAACGGTATCGGCCAGATCGACATCAGAGGTGCGATCATCCATCACACAGGCACGAACTTCGGTTCGGCCTTCCAAGCCCTGGTAACCGGGCGTCCTGGTCTTCCAGGAATGCTCTGCAACTTCTCGGGTAACTCCGATGGGACGCTTACTGTTATCGGCACAGGCCTAGCCTGGCACGCTGGTGGCGGAAACGGTCCTAACGAAGGGCCTCTGGCCCCATACGCGCAGAACCGGAACTACTACACCGTAGGCCTGGAGATCGTGTATCCAGGGACTCAGCCCATGACCAACGCGCAGTACATCACCGCCGGTAAGTTCGCCAAGGCGGTAGCCGACCTGTTCTGTGGTGGAAACATCCAGTACATCCGAGGTCATGGTGAGGTCAACGGCAAGGGCGAAGAAGGCAAGTGGGACCCTGGTTACGCTTCGGGGCTCATGATCGATATGAACAAGTTCCGAGCAGACGCACTAAACCAGGAGGACGAATTGGCCACCTCAGCAGAACTTATCCAGCAGATGTACAACGAAGTTTCCAAGACCTACACCGAGCGCGGAGTGCCTTTCGGCGACGCCATGGTGAAGTGGCTGGACTGGCACGACGGTATCGAGCAGGGCACGGGCACCACGCCTGCTGCTGCTTTCACGCAGGTATACGACGTCGTAGCCGAGAACTTCGTAGAGTCTGGTGAAGCACTCGGTAAGACCACAGCAGACACCGAGAAGAAGGTAGACGCTCTTACCGCAGCAGTAATTGAACTAAAGACCCTGGTTACTTCCGGGGGTGTCGACGCTGAAGCTCTGGCAGATGCGTTGATCGAACATCTAGATGTAGAATTGGTGAAGAAGTAAGTGGCTCCAGAAATTTGTGATGGCTGTGGTGCTCGGGTAGAGAATTGCCCGACCGGCGGTCAGTGTCCTACGGAGTAGACGTGTCAGATACCAAGTGTAGGGAATGTGGACACTCCGGAGGCAACCATGCTTCGTGGTGTATCCGCAACCCGGATAGGGATCAGCCCGCATGTTGAGGTACAAGGATGAAGACGGCGTAGAACGCTGCGACACCTGCCACAACAGCGGCGGGGTACACGCCTCGTGGTGTGACGTGATCAAGGACCTACAGAACGAGAACAAGTGACGACTACCAAGTGCAGGTGGTGTGGTGGTCTAGGCGACAACCACAGCCCAACCTGCCCGAATAGGCCATGGTGAGTAACATTCAGTTTGCCCCAGGCGACGACGGGTGCCCCGATTGCGGGCTCAAAAACGGACAACACATGTTCTCCTGCCCACGCCGATAGATTTGAGGGTCTAATGACCCCACCCAGTTCAGATCCAGTCTGGGAATCAAAACGGGAACAGCGTGAGTATGCGGTTTTCTCGGGAGTCTCATAAGCTCCACGAGTGGGGTTCGAATCCCTGCCTCACGACTACCTCGTAAAACGTGTGACAGCGTCGGGAATCGTACGATCCCGTGGGCCGGTGCGCCCGATAAACGTGGTATTTGCCCTTCTAGCCCAACCTGGCAGAGGCGTCCGGCTCAGACCCGGAAGGTTCCCAGTTCGAATCTGGGGAGGGGTACTATCCCAGTTTGTATGGTAATTGGCAACCGGCCTGACTGTAACTCGGGAGTTCGAGGTTCGAGTCCTTGAACTGGGATCAACGGGACGTAGCTCAACTTGGAAGAGCAGTGGCGTGAAAAGCCACGGGTTCTTGGTTCAAATCCAAGCGTTTCGGCTTTGCCTGCTAGCTCAAAGGAAGAGTTCCTGGCCTACACCCAGGAGATCAGGGTTCGATTCCCTGGCGGGTAATATCGCTTCTTAGCTCAGTCCGGACAGAGCACCAGGCTACGAACCTGGGTTTGCGGGGGTTCGAATCCCTCAGGAGCGACAGTTTAGTTGACAGTACACTCACGCATGTAGGAACTGTCCGTTGGTCCAGCGATGCTCCGGTCTATGGAGTGTATCGAGTGGCCACGTTATTCCCGTATAGCTCAACGGCAGAGCAGCGCCCTGTTAAGGCGCGGGTTACTGGTTCGAATCCAGTTGTGGGAGCAGGAAGGATGCCGAAGTGGCCGAGGCACCGGTTTGTGAAACCGGTTTTAGCGGGTTCGAGTCCCGTCCTTACCGACCACGTACGAGAGGTTGGAATGGCAACAGTAGAGTGCTACACCTGCAAGGGTGAAAAGACGGTTTACCAGCGTAATCCAGATGGAAGTCAGACCGAGATCGTCTGTCCCACCTGTCACGGGAGCGGAACCGTCACTGAGTAGGAGTTCCGATGAAACCAAAGTACAACTGCCCGGACTGTCATGGTACGGGCAAGATGAACACGGGTGACTCTTTGACGAACTGTCACTGCGTGTAGAAGTATAGCTCGTTAACTCAGTGGTAAGAGCGTCTACCTGATGAGTAGAAGGTCCCTGGTTCGATTCCAGGACGAGCGACCGTCCATTAGCTCAAGGGTAGAGCAAGGGCCTCTTAAGCTCTAGGTTCCAGGTTCAAATCCTGGATGGATGACAATCCGTGTATTCGCGAGTGGGGACGCCTGCGTAAGAGGGTGCACGGACAATGCCTGTTGGTGTAACGGCAACACGGGTGGCTCTGAACCATCTGTTCTTGGTTCGAATCCAGGGCAGGCAGCATGGTGTTTTTGTGTAAGGACTGTGGGCGCTTCTTCTGCGCCTGCTAGTCAAGGGGACATAGTTTAGTAGGCAAAACGGCTCTCTCCAAAAGAGCTGTCCGAGGTTCGAGACCTCGTGGCCCCGCAATGCCGTTGTAGCTCAATGGAAGAGCACCCGCCTCGTAAGCGGGTGGTTCTGGGTTCAAGTCCTAGTAGCGGCTCTTTGTTAGACAATCAGGGTGTAGCTCAGAGGTAGAGTGAGCGCTTTGGAAGCGCGGGGCCGGTGGTTCGATCCCACCCATCCTGACTTTTATTCGACATGCTATAGAAAGTTGTGAACAGATGGCACTCCCAGCCTCGGTACCCACAGGGACCGTTACCGGCACGTGGTACACGCCCAAGGGTGACTTGGCTGTTGGCACCATCGTGTTCCTGCTTCTCGAATCCGTCGAAGTCCCAGACGACCCTGATGGGGTCGTAATCCCGGTCAAGACGGTCGTGGACGTCCCAGCAGGCGTTCTGAACCAAACCCTCCCAGAGGGCATGTACATGGTCTCCGTGCGGCTCTCAGAGCTGTACCGGATTACCAAGGTCATTGAGATCGTTGAAGGTGTAGCGCTAAACCTGCCGGATGCGGTAGGCCTGCTGCTCCCAGATCCCGACTACTACGATCCAGTACGGAGCGTCAATGGACACTTCCCCGACCAGTACGGAAACATCTTCGTCCCCGGAGGCGGTGGGGGAGAAGGAGTCACCGATCACGGTGAACTTACAGGACTGGCTGACGACGATCATACGCAGTACCTCAATAACGCCCGTGGCGACGCCCGCTACGCGGCCCTCGTACACACTCACGCCATTTCATCTGTCACCGGACTCAGCACGGCGCTTGACGGAAAGCAACCGTCTGGCGACTACGCTACTAACACTGGGTTGTCCAATGGCCTAGCGACAAAGCAGGACGTAGGGGATTACGCCACGAATACGGCGCTGACCTCCGGTCTGGCCGGTAAGGCAAACACGGTACACACCCACACGATTGCGAACGTCACGGGCCTTCAGGCAGCCCTGGACGCGAAGCCAAGCGACACCCTGAAGGGCTTTGCCACTTCAGGCCTCATCACATCCACTTTCACCGCATCGTCGGGTAGTGGTGGTGCGTGGACTGTTGCTCCGGCCGCATATCGAGTGAGTGTTGCTGCTGCGACCGGCAATGTGTTGACCTGGATTCCCAACGTCATCTGCAACCCTGGTGACTCGGGTTACGAACTTGACCTAGTGGCTGTTGACGGCTCAGGCGCGGTTCTCCGCTACAAGTCGACCGGAACCGCATCACCTTCAGCCAACGGCTTTGGTGGTCTGTACTTGGGTGGTGGCTATTCCCGCACCATGCGACCTGTTACTTGGGTTGTCCAGGCCGGGGACATTGTTTCGGGCAACGTGATTCTCACGCTGCTCTACCGAACGGGTAGTGGTATGACCCTTGGGTCTGCTGCTTATCCTTCCACTATCGACATCATCAACAACTAAGGGAGCACCGCAATGGGTTCGCCGACTCTTGCTCCCGCACCTGCCCACATCGTAGGCCCCACCTGGCAAGAGACCGAGTCGGGTGGGTACTACCTACCTGAACAAACTCTGGGTGACGAGATCGTCAACTGGATGTGGAAGTATGTTGTTCAGCCATCCGGGCCAAATGCGGGAGATAATTTCGTTGTAACATTCGAACAGTACCGATTCCTGTGCTGGTGGTACGCAGTCGACCCCAACACGGGTCGATTCATCTACCGCAATGGGCTTCTCCGTAGGCTTAAGGGATGGGGCAAGGACCCCCTTGCCGCAGCAATGGCACTCGCAGAACTCTGCGGGCCTGTTCAGTTCAGCCATTGGGACCCCCAGACGGGTAAGGCCAGGGGTAAGCCCAAGGCGTCCGCTTGGATTCAGATCGCGGCTGTGTCCCAGGACCAGACTCGAAACACGTTTACCCTGTTTCCGGCCATGACATCCAGGACCCTGAAGGAAGATTTCGGGCTTGAGGTCCACAAGACCATCATTTACTCGCGTGCGGGTGGAATGATCGAGTCCGTAACGTCTTCCCCCCTCGCTCTTGAGGGCAAGCGTCCTACGTTCGTGATCAAGAATGAGACCCAGTGGTGGATCGAATCCAACCAGGGTCTTGAGATGGCCAACATCATCCGAGGCAACGTGACCAAGGGTGCTTACGCCTCCTGTCGTTCTCTCTCGATCTGCAACGCTCACCGTCCTGGTGAGGAATCCGACGCAGAACGAGACTGGGACGCGTGGCAGGCTGTTCAGTCCGGAGAGGCTTCTGACAACGGATTCCTTTACGATGCACTGGAAGCACCCGCAGACACGCCTGTGGGCGAGATCGCAGACCTGATCGAGGACCCTGAGGCGTACGCAGCAGCGGTTGACAAGCTTCGAGAAGGCCTGGAGATCTGCAAGGGTGACGCAGACTGGCTGGACACGGAAACGATCGTACAGTCCATCCTGGACATCCGAGAAGATGTCACGGAATCGCGTCGTAAGTTCTTGAACCAGATCAACGCCGCCGAAGACGCTTGGGTTTCTCCACGTGAGTGGGACAAGTGCATGTCGGTTGACGTTCGCAGGCTTGAGCCTGGAGACCGTATCACCATGGGATTCGATGGTAGTAAGTCCTCGGACTGGACGGCCCTTGTGGCTTGCCGAGTCGAAGACGCTGCTGTGTTCCCCATCAAGATCTGGAACCCGGAGAAGTATGGTGGTGAGGTTCCTCGTGAAGACGTGAACAACACGGTTGACTGGGCATTCGCTCAGTATGACGTGGTTGCGTTCAGGTCCGACGTCAAGGAGTTCGAATCGTATGTGGATGCGTGGGGAGCCAAGTACGGCAAGAAGCTGAAGCACAAGGCTACAGCCAAGCACCCAATCGCATACGACATGCGTTCCAACATCAAGAACTTCACCCTCGACTGCGAGCGCTTTCAGGACGCGGTCATGGAACGAGAAGTAACGCACAACGGCGACGTAGCACTACGACGCCACGTATTGAACGCCATCCGGCGTCCAAACAACTTTGGCATCTCCATCAGCAAGGCTACCAAGGACAGCTCCCGCAAGATCGACGCTGCTGTTTGTGCCGTTCTTGCTTTTGGGGCTCGACAGGAGTTCCTGATGGGTAAGCACAACAAGAAGAAGGGGGTGGCAATCCTAAGGTGAGCGAATACGATAAGACAGTAGACGACTTGATCAACGCACTCAACGGCCGTAAGGGCAAGTTGAAGGAGAATCAGGCCTACTACGAGTCGGAATACCGTCTCAAGGCCCTGGGACTGAGCACCCCACCAGAGCTACGTCATATGACAGCCGCTATTGGCTGGCCTCGTATGTACTTGGACAGTCTCGAAGAGAGGCTGGACCTGGAAGATTTCCGCAATGCCGACCAGGCAGAGGTAGACGAACGTCTCCGCTCGTGGTGGCAGGCAAACTTCCTGGACGCCGAGTCGGGACTGGGCCACCTTGAGGCAATGATTCATGGCGTTTCCTACATCACGGTCGCGGCCCCTGCTGAAGACGATGACAACCCGGACATCCCGATTATCCGCGTGGAGTCCCCGTTCAATTTCATCGCGAAGCAGGACAAGCGCACCAAGAAGCTGACCGAAGCACTGAGGCTCTACAAGCACCCCACGATTCCCAAGGAAGACATGGCGACGCTGCTCCTGCCCGACAGGACGGTATATCTCGCCCGTGGTGGTCCGTTTGCTCAGTGGAAGGTCGATGAGACTATCCAGCACGACTTGGGACGGGTACTTGCTGCCCAACTCCTGAACCGGGAACGCCTCACAGAGGCTTACGGCAAGTCTGAGATCACCCTGGAGCTTCGTTCGGCAACGGATGCTGCTTCCCGGATCATGATGAACCTTCAGACTGCTTCCGAGCTGATGGCAATTCCTCAGCGTGTGCTGTTTGGTATTGATCGTGACGAGCTACCTACCGACCCTGAAAATCCCGGCGCTGCGATGGAAGCCTACATGGCCCGCATCCTGGCGTTCGAGAACGAAAACGGCAAGGGTATGCAATTTTCTGCTGCGGATCTGCGGAACTTTACCGAGTCCCTCCAGGAACTTGCCAAGCAGGTAGCCTCGTACACGGGTCTTCCACCTCAGTATCTCTCGTTCTCATCCGAGAACCCCGCAAGTGCCGAAGCCATCAAGTCGGCCGAATCGCGACTGGTAAAGAAGACCGAACGCAAGGCCCGTATGTTCGGGCAGGCATGGGAAGATGTCATGCGTCTCGGGATGCTGGTCATGGATGGTGAAATCCCCAAGGATGCTTACCAGCTCGAATCGGTATGGCGTGATCCTTCCACTCCAACGTTCGCGGCCAAGTCCGATGGCGTTGTGAAGCTTCAGCAGGCTGGAATCATTCCAGTGGAGCAGGCACGTATCGAAATGGGTTACTCGGATGTCCAGCGCAAGCAGATGCGTGAGTGGGACAAGGATGATCCGGTAGCACAGATGAATGCCCTACTGCTTGATGGTACTGCGAAGACCAATGAGCAGATTGGCAAGGTTGATCCTAATGCTGCTAACGGAACTTCACAGAAGGCAACGTAGCATTTCGGCCCGTGTAATGCGGGTCGTCTTGCAGGTACTACTCCCGTTTCTGGCGATCCCCCTCACTTCGCAGGTGTGGGGGGATATCATCCGGAGCATTTTCCCGCTTGTCTATGAGGCACGCTCGGAAAGCGCCAAGCTGGCGAGGGAGTACTACGACACCCAGCGTGTGAAGCATGTCGATGAGGACGACCGATTCGACATTGACCTTCCACCATACGAATACGACTGGTTCTACGAAGCGATGCTTCCGGCCAAGAAGTCGTTTCAGCTCATTGATACCAGCACGGGTCAGGCTATCCAGGCAGGTTTCAGGGCGATCAAGGAAGTGGAGAACGGTGGTCGCAGGACCATCCGTAATGCTGTCGACCGTGACAGCTCCGCAGTGGGTTGGGCTCGGGTAGCTACCGGGCGCGAAACCTGTGGCTTCTGCTTGATGCTTGTGTCACGAGGTCCGGTCTACCAGTCCGCAGAGTCGGCTGGTCTAAACGCGGACGACACAACCGCCCTGGAGATTCTGGATGAGAATGACACGGAAGCGTTCAACGAGCTGATGACAAGGTTCCACCCCAACTGTGACTGCAAGGTAGTTCCAGTCTTTGACAGGAATGACTGGCAAGGACGAGACGATTACCTAGCCGCACAGGAAACGTGGAAGCAAGTCACGAAGGGCCTCTCCGGGCGGGATGCTCTCAACGCGTTCCGCCGGGCTATCGAGGATCACCACGTAGACCCACAAGAGTTTGCAGTAGTCAAATAGGTCAGCCCGGTGCTGATCTTCCTTTACATGCCCAGGAGGCATTCAATGTCCGACGACAACCAGTCCGCCACGAACACCACCGGCACGCAGAACACTGATGCGCTACCGGATTGGGCTCGTCGGGCTATTTCCGATGCTAACGCCGAAGCGGCCAAGTACCGCCTGAAGGCTCAGACCGCTGCTGAAGAGGCAAAGGCTGAGACCAAGAAGGCCTACGATGACCAGCTACGGGCTCTAGCTTCCGAGAAGACTTCCATTTCGGAAGAGCGTGACAAGGCAAACATTGGGCTCACCAAGCTCAAGGTAGCCATTGCGGCTGAAGTTCCAGGTGAACAGGCCGTGGTATTTGCAGATTTGCTCAAGGGCAACACCGAGGACGAGCTGAAGGCCCATGCCGACCAGCTCAAGTCGATGTTTGGCACTCCTGCCGGAAGGCAGCGTGCAACCGACAAGTCCCAGGGTGCGGGTGGCAACGCAAGTGGCGTGAAGACCCCTGCCGAGCTGTTTGCTGACATGGTCCAAAGCAACCTCAAGAAGTAAGGAATGCCACAATGGCAATGATCAACGAACTCGCGCCGAATACCACCGATCGGCACCAGGGCCGTCTGGCGTATGTACCAGACGACCTCCTGCCTCCGGAGATCGTAGGCGCTATTTTCGAGCAGGCTCAGGAGACCTCTCTTGTCCTGCGTCTGGGTGAGCGTATCCCCGTCTCGTACGGTGAGACCGTTATCCCGGTTCAGACGAAGCGTCCCGAGGTTGGCCAGGTAGGTACTGGTACTTCGAACGCTCAGCGTGAAGGTGGTTTGAAGCCACTGTCGGGTGTCCAGTGGGACACGCAGTCGTTCAGCCCAATCAAGCTGGCCACGATTGTCACCGTGTCTGAGGAGTTTGCTCGTACGAACCCACAGGGTTTCTACAGCAAGATCCAGTCCGACATGGCTCTGGCAATCGGTCGTGGTATCGACCTCGCGGTCTTCCACGGTAAGCAGCCTCTGACGGGTGGTGCCCTCGCGGGTATCACGTCCACCAACGTGCTGAACAACACCACCAACGTGGTCAACCTGGACACCGTTCCAGGCCCAGGCAATCTCTACGACGAGCTGATCGCGGGCTACGAGATGATTGACCCTGAGACCGACTTCGATGGTTGGGCGGTTGACTCTCGCTTCCGTGCGCGCCTCATTCGTGAGGGTGCCGAGCGCGACGCCAACGGCAACCTGGTCAATCCGGCTGGGATCAACTTCACGGCGACCCGAGGTAACATTCTCGGCTTCCCTGCGGAGTACGGTAAGGCTGTAAAGGGTGACCTGGGCGCGGCTACGGCTACGACGACCCAGATCATCGGCGGCGACTTCTCCCAGCTCCGTTGGGGTTTCGCTGACGAGGTCCGTATCAAGATCTCGGACACGGCCACGCTCACGGATGGTGTTAACAGCATCTCCATGTGGCAGACCAACCAGATTGCCCTTCTGATCGAGGTAACCTTCGGTTGGATCGTGGGTAACCTGGACGGCTTCGTGAAGTTCACGAACCCATCGGGTAGCTAATACGTAGGACACGGGTTCCGTCACAGGCAGACGGATTAAATGATATGGCACGTCAGCCCGTGTCCCACTCCAAGGAGTCCGCCAATGAAGGTCGCAGTATTTGTTCATTTCTACGTTCCTTTCCGCTGCGCGGGCTCGGAAACGATGCTTCACGCAATGGTGAAGGAACTCATCAGTGCGGGGCACGAAGTTCGCGTCTACGCAACGGTGTTGCCCGAAGCCCCTCCTCACTATGAGTACGAGGGCGTGGAAGTCATCGCCACCAATGTGATTTACGCCAGGCAGGACATGCTCTTGTGGAAGCCTGACGTGATCTTGTCCCACCATGACAATGTGGTGCGGGCCAAGCAGATTTCGGCCAAGCTACAGATTCCGTTCGTGTTCATCGCCCATAATGACCTGTCCGGTATTCACCGAACCCTGGATCTCGATCCGGATTTCGTTGTTTTCAACACGGAATGGCTTATGGCGAAGCTGAAGCGGCCGGGGATGAAGTACACCATCATCCACCCACCCGTATTCGCAGAGCAACACCGGACATCCCCAGGAAACAAGGTCACCTTGGTGAACCTCAATGAATTCAAGGGCTCCGGGATTCTGTACCAACTCGCCCGGCGTATGCCGGACGTGGAGTTCTTGGCTGTAGAAGGTGCTCACGGGACTCAGATCATGCCCCCTGAGGATCTGACGAACGTGGAGTTCGTCAAGCAGTCCGACGACATGAAGAACAACGTGTGGGCCAAGACCCGCATCCTCTTGATGCCATCGGAATACGAATCTTATGGCATGGCAGGTGTTGAAGCTCTGGCTTCCGGCATCCCTGTCATCGCGCATCCAACCCCAGGACTCAAGGAGTCCCAGGGTGTGTTCGGTCTCTTCGTGGACCGAGCCGACATCGACACATACGAATCCGAGATCCGACGTCTCCTCAACCCCAAGGAGTGGGAAGCAGCTTCAGTGCTAGCCCGTAAGAGGTCGGCAGAACTAGACCCCAAGCCAGAAATGGTCAAGTGGGTCTCCGAACTTGAAAGGCTGGTCCATGGTACTGATGAAGACTGATGCTGGGATCGTCGTAGAGGCCTCTGAGAGGTCTGCTGAGCGACTTTCCTCCTACTTCGGGTGGAAGCGTGTCCCCGACGAGCCCATGCCCGTAGAAGACGTCTCAGAGCCCGTTGTTGCCAAGCGCAAGCCGGGCCGACCCAAGAAGGTTGTCAATGACTAAGAGTGCCCCGATCACTGGATACCGCGATCTGTCCCCGGACGAGATCGATCTGACCAACGAACTGAAGGAACTAGCGATTCAGGTTGGTGAGAAGGTAGACCAGGTATTCGCCCGTGAGGCGACCGACAAGCGTTGGGCAGCCATCGCGCGTACCGACCTCCAGACCGGTTTCATGGCGCTGATCCGTTCCGTGCTGAAGCCAACCACGTTCTAAGGAGCCCCAGTGGCATACGCGAGTGTTCAAGACGTAGTAGACAGGCTCGGTAGGCCACTGGAAGCCGGGGAGACCACGGTAGTTCAGACCCGTCTCAACGACGTGGAACTCCTCATCCGAAGCCGTATTCCAGATCTGGATGCCCGTGTGGCAGACGGAAGTCTGGATGTCGAAGTAGTCATCATGGTTGAGGCAGAAGCGATTCTGCGTCTCATCCGAAACCCGGAGGGTTATACCGCTGAAACAGACGGAAACTACTCCTACCAGATCAGCGTCAAGGTCGCGTCTGGGCGGATCGATATTCTGGCATCCGAATGGGCTCTTCTCGGAGTTCGTGCGGGGGCTTATGTCATCCGCCCCTACATCGGTCCTTATCCAGGACGCTGTTATCCCCCATATCCATGGGAAGACATTGGGAGCTGGCCCACGTGAGCCTACTAGACACGGGTCGAGAGACCGTAATCATCTTTCAAGAGATCGAAACCACGGACGCAGATGGCAACACCATTACGCGGGCAGGACCGACCGGGGTTTCGACCATCGCCGCAGTGCAGCTAGCCGCGCAGTCCGGCACGTCCGCAAGGCGTGCCGAACAGGACAACGAAGGTTTCGAATCCGAACAGGTATATCGTCTCAGGCTACCTCGCTCCTGGACAGAAGACCTGGGGGCTCAGGCCCAAGTTGAGTGGCTAGGCGTGCGATGGTCTGTGATTGGTAAGCCTCGTAGGTACAACGGCTCCAACAACACGGCTCATACAGACTACATCATCAGGCGCAACTAATGCCCACCTTGAGGCTGATCGGCCAAAGGGCGATGAACAAGGTGATCTCGCAGCAGCCCGAAGTCCTTCGGGCTGTGAAGTCCCATGCCAATCGGCTGGGTCGAATTGCGCATAGCGCCTTGGCAGGGCATTACAACACAGGTGATCACAAGATCGAGATCAAGAAGAACATGTCCGTGAAATACGGCTTTCTGGATTACGAGATCTCCTTGGTTGGGTCGGCCCCTATGAGTGTTGAGTTTGGTCACCGCAATCACCGTGGTGGCGGGTACGTGCATGGGCTGTACATCCTGTCCAGGCTTCTGTAGGAGGTGGAACATGGCGGTAACGCCAAAGATGCCCCGTGTTCAGGCAGTTGTTCTGCCTCTTCTCCGGGCAAGGCTAGACCCGTCCGTGACGATCGGTTCCTGGATGGCAGACGTTGACCATGGCCGTGAGTGGCCTGTCATCAACGTGCGCCGTCTTGGTGGTCTCCCAGTAGATCCCCAGAGGCTTGACAAGCCCGTTATCGAACTGACCGCGTATTCGGACGTGGGTTTGGTGGAGACAGAAGATCTGTATCTCCAGGCCCGTGAAGTCCTCTATGAGGCGTGGCTCAATCAGACCACGACAACTGCTGGTTACATCCATTCGTACTTCGAGACGTTTGGACCTTCCCAGTTCGACAGCCCTTACGACGACACCTGGCGTATTCAGGGCCTTATTCAGTTGGGACTCCGTCCCGCACGAGAAGATTAGGAGTATGCCAGAATGGCAGAAAATGATGTCGCCGTAATTACACCGGCAAGGGGGTACATTCTACTCGCCCCTGTCGGTACGGCCCGACCAACGCCTGGTGCTATCGACTCGTTCGATCCCGCCACCGGGCTTTCCCCGTGGGTTTCGCTGGGCCACACGGCTCGGGACGAACTCCCGGTATTCGGCTTTGATGGTGGTGACACGGAAGTAAAGGGCACGTGGCAGAACGCGGCTCTCCGTGAGGTTGTTACCGAGGTATCCTCGGACTACGTGACCTTCAACGCCCACCAGTTCGATGAGACGGTTCTTGGCCTGTACTACTCGGTTGCGAGTGGTGGTTCTACCGAGGGTGTGTTCGAGGTGCAGTCTGCCCCGCTTACGCCTACCGAGAGTGCCATTCTGATCGTGATCATCGATGGTACGACCAACATCGCAATGTGGGCTCCAAAGGTAGCGATTCGTCGTGAAGATGCGATGGAGCTGGCTATCGACGAGTTTGCTTACATGCCACTTCGTGCGACGTTCCTCAAGAACTCGACCGATCCGCTGCTGGCATGGGTGTCCACCGACACCGGGGTTAACCACTCGTAATTAGGTTAGGGGGAGCACGGTTCCTGGCGGACCCGCCGTGCTCCCCTTTTTTCTCTGGGTCCACCACCAACTTGAAGGGTTCGCCATGACTAACGCATTTACGCTTGATGACCTGAACGCCGCGATTGAGACCAAGTACGCCCCATTCTACTTCCGAGCCGGTGATGAGACCTTCGTTCTCCGCCAGGTGCTTCGCCTGGACAAGTCCGAGCGACTGACCGTGAACAACGAGCTTAAGGAACTGGAAGGCGTTACCGAGGCCAACATGGATGAGGACAAGATCCTTGCCATCGTGGAGAGGGTACTGTCCACCGTAACCGACAACGGTAAGGGTGACGCTCTTGTAGAGCTGCTGGGCCACGACCTGGTCCGTGTACAGACTCTCATGGAGAAGTGGATTGAGGTGACCTCTCCGGGGGAAGCCTCGCCCTCGCCCGCCTAATTGACACGGCCGGTGAGGCTATCCTTGCAGACTTCCAGCAAGAGTATGGTCTCAACATCGTAGAACTGATGAAGGACGGGTCTGGATACAGTCCGTCCACCATACTCGTTCTCATCAATCAACTCCCCCTGGCGTCTAGGACCGTTGCCGCTCTTCGGGGTGGTGAACAATTCATTGGCTGGGACGTGGACAGGTACTTCCTGGCTACCCTCATCGACTCGGTTCAGCAGGTTGCGTATGTGACCGCAGCGGCCAACTCCAAGAGGAAGCCAAAGGCTCCTAAGCCTACCCCCAGGCCTAACCGAGTCCAGAAGAGCGCTTCTCAGAACAACCCGTTCCGACAGCGCCTAGCCGCAGCCAAGAAGGCTAAGGGAGGATAGTACATGAGCAGCCCTGGCGGCTCTACCATTGGTCGCGTGTCCGTCAAGGTTGTCCCGGATACGTCGAAGTTCAAGCAGGAACTCCTAGCTCAGCTCAAGAAGATCCAGAAGGATCTGAAGATTGAGATCCCGGTCGACTTCGATACCAAGCGTGCGAATGCACAGCTTGCACTTCTGAAGAAGAAGATTGACGCCCTGGACAAGAGCGTCAAGATCGACGTGGACTCTTCGGGTGATCTCAGTAAGAAGCTGAGCAAGATCGGGGATTCTGCTAACTCTGCGGGGCAGGGCTTTTCGAACATGAGTCGGTATGCCCTCATCGGTATTGCCGTACTCGTACTGCTTGCCCCCGCACTCGCTCTGATCGCAACACTGCTGGCCGGATTGCCATCACTGGTATTCCTGCTTGGTGCCGCATTCGCGGCCGTGGCCTTGGGTATGGATGGTATCTCCAAGGCAGCCGCAGTATTCGGACCATCCATTGAACGACTGAAGTCGTCTCTGTCGGCTACGTTTGAACAGGGATTGACTCCGGTCTTCCAGCAGCTCAATACGATCTTCCCAGTCCTGGAAACGGGACTGAACCGTGTGGCTGAGGGTCTTATCAGCGTAGCCCAGGGGTTCACCAACGTGGTGACCTCGGCTGAGGGTATGACCCAGATCGAAACGTTCCTGGCGAACACCGGGAAGTTCTTCGAACAGATCAGGCCCGGCATTGAATCGTTCACCCGCATCCTGCTGACCCTCGCAAGCGAAGGTTCCAAGCTGTTTGGTGAGCTGGGCAATGTCATCAACGAGTTCACAAACTCGTTCGAACAGATGATCAATTCGGCGGTCGCCTCCGGCACCTTCGAAAAGGCCATCAAGGGCTTGGCAGACGTCACGGGTACCCTGCTTGATGTGTTCACCGATCTGTTTGGTGCTGGCCTCCAGGCCATGACCATCCTTGGTGGGCCTATCTCGAACCTGCTCCAGGGTTTCGGAGATGCACTGGTAGCCCTGATGCCTGCTCTCACGATTCTGTCCGAGGTAATCTTCAACCTGTTGGGTAATGCCCTCAAGGCACTTGTCCCGATCATCGATGCGTTGATGCCTGCGTTTACGCAGTTGGCTGAAGTGTTCTTCCAGTTGGTGGATGGAGCCCTAACGGCTCTGGCACCATTGCTGACCATCGTGGCTCAGGTCATCGGTGACGTACTCCTGAAGGTGCTGACCGCACTACAGCCTCTCCTGCCACCTTTGCTGGCTGCCTTCGGGCAGTTGGCTACGGTGATCGGTGAGGCTCTGCTTCAGGCGATTACGTTGCTGATGCCGTTCTTCGATCAGCTCGTCAAGTTCGTTGTTGATTTGCTGGCCGCACTCATGCCGCTACTCCCACCATTGATCGAACTCGCAACGGTCATCTTTGCTGCTCTCATCGACATTCTCATCCAGTTGATGCCGGAGCTGATGAAGATTGCCACCGAGGTCTTCCCACTGGTGATCGATGTGGTCAAGCAGTTGGTACCACCACTGATTGACGTGATCGGAAAGCTGATCGAGTTCATCCCACCTTTGATGGACATCGTGTCCTGGATCATCGACAAGACGCTACCCGCGTTCCAGTCGTTCCTGGACATCGTGAAGTCCGTAATGGGTCCTATCCAGGACATCATTAGTGGTGTGATCGAGTACATCGGCGGTGTCATTGATACGTTCATTGGTCTGATCACAGGCGACTGGGATCGATTCTGGAGCGGTATCAAGAGCATGGCCAAGGGTGCACTTGACATCCTGCTGGGCGTTATCGAAGGCGCACTGAAGTTGGTTGTGGAGTTCTTCATCGGACTCCCAGTACGAATCCTGAGTGTGTTCGGCGATACGGGTAGGATTCTATCGGAGTCCGGTCGTAAGCTGGTGCAGGGCTTCATTGATGGTATCGGGTCCATGATCCAAAAGGTCAAGGACAAGGCTGCCAGTGTGGTTCAGGCCGTACGAGACTTCTTCCCGTTCTCCCCCGCCAAGGTTGGTCCGTTCTCCGGAACGGGGTACACCACCTATTCGGGTAGGGCACTGATGGAAGACTGGGCAAAGGGAATGGAACAGGGAGCCCCACGGGCTCTGGCTGCTATCTCCGATGTCATGGGCCAGACTCAGTCCGCCATGGATATCGAAGCCGCGGTAACGTCTGAGGGCTTTGGTTCGATTGGTGACAAGGTTGCTACCGCACTTGAGGGTTGGTCGGTTGAGCTAGACGCGAACGGCATGACCCGAATGGTAAATAGGACAAACCGAAGGAATGAGAGGCGTTAATGGTTGCTTGGCTTTTGGGTCCACCGGGTGACCTCCGTGAACTGGTGACCCCGGAAACGGGGATCAACATCACCGAGGTTCGATACGGGGGCATTCACCAGGGACTCAACGGCGCGAGGACCATGGACGTCACGGGTGTGAAGACCACCGTGGAACTGACGATGACCTACCTCGACGAGGCAGACTATCGTTGGCTCCAGGCTCTTCACACCCGGCACATTCCGGGGCCTCACCGCCTTGTGAATCCGCTTCGTAAGAACAAGATGACGATTTACGCGGCATCCTGCAATCCTGAACCCATGCAAAACCGTGGGTTTTATGTAGATGCTGGGGTTGTCGATTATGTGGCCGATTGGCCTACAGCAGCAGGGCCGGGCTGGCAGTCGACACGGTGGTATAACCGTGCGGGCACGTCAACGGCACGCTGGGATGCGGACAAGAAGTTCGTATGTACTGCGGGCACGCCAGTGACAGCATCGGTTTACCTCAAGGGTAACTCGGCTTTCACGATGACATTGGCCTACGACTGGTTCGACAAGTATGGGGTTTACCTATCTTCCAGCACTGGGAGTGCTTCCGTGACTACGTCGTGGGTCAGGTTCCCTCTTACGGCGACTCCACCAGCCAATGCGGCTCTGGGGTACTTCGCCATGTACTCCACTTCCACTGTTGAGGTCCGTGTTGCGGCTTCTCAGGTGGAAATTGGATCTTCTGCTACCCCATGGGACCAGGGTGGTGGAGATTTGCTGGTATTGGTTGACCAAATGCCGGCTTCCTCGCCTAGGTACCCACTAATGAATGCAACTATCGGACTATTGGAGGCATAGAAGTGCAGACGCAAGGAGGTGCAGACGCCTACGCGGCTATTGTAAGCCCGGAACGACGCTTTGGCGTCCGTCTCCTGGTTGACTGGAACCGTAATGGGCTCTACAACCACGCAATGTCAGACATGTCTGCTTATGTCCAGTCCGCGAACACAGATGCGTCGTTGAAGGGCTCTCTTCCTACTGAACTCAGTACGGTTGAGGGCTCTTCTTCGGCCCAGCTCACCGCCGTGGTGGCCGGACAGCGCGACGGGATGTCTCTGGACGCTATTTTCAGCCCATATCGCTCGGGATCTCCGATCAGCGCGACCAACACCATCGGTGTGGAGATCAAGTACGAGCTTGGTCTGAAGACGGCTGTCGGAACCGTGTGGTATCCCCAGTTCATCGGCAATGTCCGACAGATTTCACCAAACCGGGGGACCGGGGAGGTCGAAATCACGGCATTGGACCGTGTGGAACAGCTTCGCAGGCCTGTAAACCTGCCTACCTGGGCCATTTTCGAGTACCACGCCGGATTCAACATCATCAAGGGTCAGTTGGCAGACGCCCAGTGGGTTATCGACCACGCTTTGAAGATGTGTAACGCTTCCACGACCAGGTATCGTCCTGCGACGCTGACCGAGAACAGTCTTCCGCAGGGTACGTCCACCAACCTCCAGCTTTGGATCTCCGGGGCTGGTTCTTGGATTCCCAACGTGGGTCAGGTCGACAACTGGAACGTACAGGAGTTCCCCAACACCGAAATCAATGGTGTGGAGATGTACGAGCAGAATGGCTGGACCCACACGGATTCCCCAGACCCCACGAACTACCCACAGGCTTTCAGGGCCTTGGTAGACGTCCAGGGTAACGTGAACACGTATTGGGGTGCTGAACGCAGCCGAATCAATGCCCTGGGTGCGCAAACCCTCGGGTTCACCCTGATCACACAGGGTACTGGTGCTGCTTACGTATTCAACTGCCCTGATCAGGTTGTCATGACCGTAAATCTGGGCGATGGGTACTACATCGAAGTGTGGATTGGTGCCGGACAGATCTGGTCCAGGTTCATTCGCCCCCTGACCGCGCTGGTTCAGATCACCGCCAAGGTGAACATCCCCAGTGGTGCTCAGGCACAGCGTGTCAACGTGTCCTGGGAGGCTTTTCACGCTTCCGGGGTCAAGGCATGGGTCAGGGTTGGTGCAAACCAGACTGGGTCTGACTACACCGTGGTTGGTGCTCCGATTCCATTCGTGGGATTGAATGACCCATACCAGGGTCAGGCACAGATCATCCGTAGGGTCGGTCTTCAGGACATCTTCTGGGCCGCCACGAACTTTGGTGGCACAAGCGGGCCAACGATCGCAGACCAGTGGGGCAACCGTACCCCGAAGTACGCGGCTACCGTCGACAAGGGTCTGATCAAGCAGTCGTTCTTCCCCCAGGTCCGTAACGTGGACGCATGGGATCTGATTTCGAACGTGGCTGAAGCCGAGTTTGGTTCTGTGTTTTGGGATGAGAACGGTAAGTTCAACTTCTGGAACATGGAACGTATGCAAATGCTACGTAACAAGCCAGTAAGGAACTTCTACCTCGATGATCTGAATTCACTGGGGTTCACCAACTCCCTGGATTCAGTGCGTAACGTGGTAAGCGTGGCCGGCACTTCAAGGGTGGCTTATGGCGACGCGTGTTTTGTGGCTGATGGTGTGGACCAGTTCTACATCGGACCGGGTGAGCGTCGCACATGGACGTTCGATGTTCCGGAAGCCCAGACTCCGTCTCCTGAGATCGTCACCAGGTACACCACGGACCCCTCACTGCCTTTCGGTATCCCTCTGTGGTACGACGATGTCCACCATGGGTATGTCGTGCAGTTCTACGTGAACAACACGTGGGTTGAGGACGAGGCATTCTTGTCGGGTGTCGATGTGTTCGCCTGGTTCGACGCACAGAACCGTCTGGTGATCCAGATCTACAACGGGTACAACGTGCCCGCCAGGTTCGCCACAGACGGCGGACAGGCTGCTCTGCACATCGGAGGTACCGCGACACGTTCCAGGCCGTCTACGGACAACACAACCCTGGATACGGCGTCCGTGACGAAGTACAACGCGCGCTCTCTGGCTCTGGGTGGGAACTGGGTAACCGAGACCTACAACGAGCTGGGCATCGTGACCCGTCTGATGACGGAGACGCTGGAACCAGTGCCTCTGGCAGACACCATCACCATTCCGGGAGACCCCCGGCTACAGCGCGGAGACACCATCGAGATCCGAGATCGTTCGGGTCTGGGTGAGAGGTTTGCCGCACAGATTTACGGCATCAACAGGACGTTCAGTGTCGAAGCCGGTCTTGTTGAAGTCCTTACCGTTCAGTTGACTCGTGTAACCGGCGGTCTCTGGGATGACACCCAGTACGGCCTCTGGGATACCAACCTTGTTTGGGGTTACTAATGGCTTTTGTTGCAATGGCACCTGCTGTAACAGGTCAGGTAGCCTCTTCGTCCGAGTACAATAAGGTTGTCTCCAACGTAGTCGACCTTGACGCTCGAATGAATGCGGTTGTGGGTAATACGGCCTACTGCCACATTTACCAGAACGCTGCGGGAACGCAGACTATCTCCAACCTTACGCCTGTGGCGGTGACCTTCAATGCGGAGGTCATCGACCCACAGAACATGCACTCCACCGTGACCAACATCAGTAGGGTTACGCCGGTAACGGCTGGCCGATACAGGTTGACCGGTGGCGTGTGTGTTCCGGCCGCAGGCACGGGCTCGGTGATCTCCCAGTTCCGAAAGAACGGGGCTGTTGTTCTGGGGTCCGCTACGTACCAGGAGAAGGCGCTGTATACCTCCTCCTTCATCGCCCTGACCGCAGTGTGCCAGGCGACGTTGATTGCTAATGGTTCTACGGACTACTTCGAGATGTGGACCAACCAGAACTCTGGTGGTTCTATCGCTACGTTCTCCAATGCCACCGACCAGCACAGCTTCATGATCGTGGAGTACATCGGGGCAACCTAAGGGGAACTTATGGCAGAATCAGGAGATGTCACCGTGCATTCCATCGGTATGACAGAACTGTATACCGAGATAAGGTCACTAGGTGACAAGTTCTCGGATTACATCAACAGACACGACGTGGAGTCATCCACGCATGGTCACCAGATCACGGATCTCAGGGCAGACCTCACGGTCCTTGAGACAAAGTTCGAAGCTGAACAACTTCGTCGGTCTCTGGCCTCGAAGCAGGCGTTCTGGGCAATTTTGACCTCCCTCGTGTTTCCGGTCATTGTTGCCCTGACGTTGCTCATCATGACCAACAAGTAGGAAGAAGGAAATTATGTGGACCGCGACCTATTGGAAGAAGCTAGCCGAAGAGACCGTACAGGGTTTCGCGGGTGGTGTTCTGAGTGTTACGGGGCTGGATGTTCTCGATGTCCTTAACCTGGATTTCAAGGCTGCACTGGGCGTAGGCCTGGGTGGCGCAGTCCTGGTTGTCCTGAAGGGCCTGGCCCTGAAGAACGTCGGTGCTCCCCAGAGCCCGTCGGTAGTAAGCTAAGCAACGCAAAAAAGCCCCCACCTCGATGAGGTGGGGGCTTTTCTTGTTTTGTGCTAGTCGATGTAGAAGTCGCCGTTCAGGACGTCAATGTAGTCGTCAAGGTCCAGGTCGCTTGCGCGATCCTCTTCGTCGATTGGATCAATCATCGTCATCGTCTCCTGTGTCCGGTGGTTTGCTGTAGGGAGAGTAGAAGTACCGTTCTCCACCACAGTCAGAGCAGATGTAGTCACCTTGGAGCCCCGATCCATTACAACCGGGGCACGGGTGCATCGGCATTAGTCGTCCTCTTCTGGGTCCTTGTTCTCAGCTTCGATCATCTCGTCGTAAAGTCGGTCCAGCTCCTCATCGGAGAACTCACCTTCGCCGTTTCCCTTGCCCTTACCCATGTTCTTCCTCCAACTCGTCGAATATCTGGTCCAGTGTTTCATCTGCTGAGCGTTGCTCGCAGTCTCTACACACTACTAGTCTTCGTCCTCATCAGTTCTGGGCCATACGGGGTCAATCTCGTCCAGGAGTTCCAGGAACTCCAAGTCATCGGTGTGGTACGACATCAGTCGTCCTCATCCCAAATGTAGTCGTCGGCTTGGTCACCCAAGACCTCTCGGATCTGCTCCTGCTCTTCCTTGGTGAGCGGGTTACCGTTCGGGTCAGTCATCAGTCCTCCCCAATGATGAAACCAAGGTCCTGACCCTCAAGGGTCGCTTGGATGTCTTCGATATCCGTCTCGGTGAGCCTCTTCTCAGCCATGCGTACAACCTCCAGTGCCCTTGATCTTACCGCACGTGTAACACCAACTTGAAATCATTTGTCTCCCCATGTTCTTCCGGTACAGGTCTCCGGGCAGGAGGCCGCATCGCGGCCCCCGCACCGGTCACACACCCATTCACTCACTTGGATAGGATGTCCGAGATGAACACCTCGGTTCCACCAACCCGCCCGTAAGGCGGGAAGCGGAAGATCCTGATATCGGCAGTCTCGGGTTCGGACTGACCATTGATCCAAGACCTGAGGTCGTACTTCTTCTGGAACACCAACTCCGGGATTGGGTTGCCTTCTCTCATGACGACCCAGGTGTAAGTGTTGTCAGGCATTGCGCTTCCTCATTTCCTCTTGTTCCCAGTGCCAACAAGCAACACAGGTGTCGGTCTTCCTGTTGTCTTCTGGGTCTGTTGCTAGTAGGTCGATGTGAAACCAGTAAAGACAGATCGAACACATCGCCCCGTCTTTAGTGGGCTGAGGCCACGGGCTCATGTCACCATCCTTAGGCCTGGAGCATGATGCACGTCCTCACGTGTGCATCCATTGCCTTCTCCACAACCGATGTGTTGTCGTTTGTCACGCTGTAGCCACATACACAAGTCCATGTCATTGTCTAAATCTCCTTAATGAGCCCTGGACATATGGGAATCCACAATTCGTGCGAACAGCTCGGCATCATCACAGTCAACGCTGAATCCACACGTAAAACAGGTCCAACTCACTTGCCTACACACCTATCTTTCAGTTCTGGTTCGATCTGGACGCCACCTTCTCGGTAGCTGAAACTGGCGACGAAGAAGTCACCATTACGACAGTAGGTTCGGACCTTCACCAGTCCGTACTCTTCCATGTAGAACTCGTGGGTGTCCAGAGTAGTGATTGCTGGGGCTGAGGACGCCCCTGCGGGCTCAGAACCCACACTGCCACACCCAACTAGGGTCATAGCCATTACGAGCGCCAGAGACGCTCTCAGAGCCTTCTTCATTCGACCACACCTGCCTTTGCTGCTGAGGAAACCAGGACATCGAACAGCAGATCTTGAACCCTGCCGATTTTCGTGCAGACATACACCGTGATGGGCCTACCAAACAGGTCGGTGTTGACCCTGTAGTAAGTGAACTCGTCATAACCAAGGTTGTCCACGGCATCCCATCGCCCGTGCAACCTAACGTCAATGGGCCGCAGCTTGGCGTGGACGTAGGTGTGCCCTGGGTTTTCCAGGAAGACCAACTTGCCATGAAGAGGCCCACCCGCATGGAGATAAGCCTTAGCCGCCATTGTTATCGACCCACAGACTGTCCAAGTATTCGTAAGCCTTCTTGGTCCACCTCGCATCAGACAACGCGTGGTGGTGCACCTCGTCCTGGATCGGGAGAGTCGTGACTCCCATGGTCTTGGCAACCTGCTTGACATCCATGGTGTACCACGGGATGCCCTTTGGCATGTTGACCATACGCCCGAACAGCTGGGCCAGCACGACATGATCGTACGAGCTGAAGTAACCCCAGAGCTGATTGTCGAACTCCGTACCTTCCATCGTGATGAACTTGCGGATCTCTTCTGCCATAGCTGCCTTGGGCAGGCATTCATCATTGGTGAGATGGGGACGAACGTTCTCCCACAGCCAATGGTCTACCGGAACAGTGTTCCAGTCGAAATCGGAGTTCTCCAGGTAAAGCTCTCGACCATCTTCGGCGACGATGCCGAAGGAGATCAGATGGATACGCTCTCCGTCTTCGTAAAACTCGGTGTCATACCAGTACTTCACGTTCCTCCTTCAGTTCGGGATGGGACGCCGCAAAAGCGTCCACCAACCAACCAGCTTCCTTGGACTCTCGGAAGGTTGGGTTATGTGACCCATCCATGTAGACAGAATCACCGCACCTAGCCTTGGCTTGAAGCACAGCGATCTCTCTTGCTAGCTCAAGCAGTGTCATCGGAACTTCTTCGTGCCATGCCCGTTAGGACACTTTCCTACACCCTTGAACGCCCCGCAAACAGGGCAATCGTACAAGTGCTTCATCATTCTTCGTCTTCCTGATTGGCCGGGTTCTTGTCGCACTTGTCGGCGTGGGTGTGAATCCACGCTTCGGGGAAGTAACTTCCACAGTGCCAGCACTTCTCCTGGCCTGAGGTGTTGAAGTCACCCACTACGTTTCGAACCATGCTAGTTCACCGCGCTCAGTACCAGCACCAAAATCAGGATGCCCAGGATTATCAGCACGGTTGGCTTATTCGTCAACATCTTCTTTGCCCCTCTTGTTGTAATGCTTGTACAGGCCGTACAAGTTGATGGAGGTGTAAAGGGCAACCGAGAACCAGAAGCCACCCTGCTTGGAAACCCAAGCGTAAGCAGCCCACAGTACTTGGTTGCCCAATCCCACCCACGCACCCGCAGCTATCTTCCCGCTCATGATGAGCAAGACACCCAAGGCCCCCACGAGCGACAGAACGTAGCTCCAATAGGTGGGTAACATGACTCCCTTACACGTAGTCCCAGTAGTCCACGGACAGTTCTCGGAGTTGGTAGCTCTTCACGATGTTCTCGATGATGTCGTTCTGCTCATCGTATTCCATCTCCGCAAACCCAGCCGGAAGGGTGAGGTCACCAACCCAGCTATCAGGCTTGTCGAAATAGATGACCAGTCGTTCTCGTTCTACGACGGCCACGAGATCTCCACTTCGACCTTGGCGGAACCCAGAAGCCTGAACACATGGTCCAGTTCCTTCTGATTCAGGTCCACACCAAAGAACTCATCGGCAAGTTCCCACACATCAGAGTCTTCGACTCCGGTCATCCTGGACTGCACGAGATGAGCCACGTACTCCTTCAGTTCGGACTCACGCAGCATGTCTCGCCCTTGGATCTGGACGACATTGTCGGACCCAACCGCAAACTGCACGTTGCCACCGCTGTTGATATTCACTGTGTTCATTGCATCCATTCTGGTAGTTTGACTATGCCCACAATCACCATGATGGTGAATACGATGAAGAACATCTCACCGTAGTTCATCAGTCACTCGATGGGACGTAGTTGTGTATCACGCCTAGAGCAGTCTGGAACTGGTTGGATTTCCTTCGTGCCTGTACCCGTAGGGTTACACGCCACCAAGGAATGTTCTTGATCTGATCGTTCATCCTGTTCCATTCAGACCAGATCCACGTGCTGACCGCGTAACTCTGACCGGACGTGGGAGGCTTCTGCCTAACCCGAGGCGGACCCAGCTCGTTGGTGAGAGCACGTTCCAGGTCCGCATCGGTCACAGCTGCCCCTTGTGGATGGAGTCGTTCTCCAGCAGGATCTTGTACTTCTGCTGAGTCTCCTTCTGCCACACGATGATGCCCTCAGCCTTGTTGGCGACAGTGAAGTCGCCCGCCGGACCATCAAAAGATTCGGGGACATACCGTGCTGCTCCAGAAACCTGACTACCAAACTGGCTCAGGTTCGTGAGCACAGTGGGAATCGTCATGAAGTCAGCCTGACCCTCGAAGAGGATCGGAACGAACTCCACAAGACCAGAGTTCTCGATTCGCTCCTTCTCTGCGTCGTTGAACTTCCACGGGGAGAAGTGCGCGAAGCGCTTGCCCTCGATACCCAGAGGGTTCTTCTGGATGCCCTCACCGAACCACTCACCGAAGTGGACACCGTAGCCCAGAACATCCGTAAGAGCACCAGCGTTGTCGTACGCCCACCTGGCGAAGCCGAAGTTGTCATCGTCAGGCGTGATGATCCGCTTGCGGGACTGGGTCGTGACCTTACCGTCCAGGATACGAATGGCCGCGTTCGTGCCATTGATCTTCTCGGCAATGGTCAGGTACTTGTGGAAGCGCGGAGTCGACGGCCACTTGATGAACCCGACCTCACCCATGTGCTTCGACTTACCCATGTAGCGGTCCCGCCACGCTTCGGTGTCGACCTGCCACTGCGGAGACTGGGTCTCCCAGACACCATCCGAGACATTGGAAAGGAGTTCCCAAGCCTCATGCACTGCGTTCGTCATTGTTATCCCTTTCAGGGGTTGATGTGAACTCGCTCAACGTGGACGTTTTCGAGGGACTCGAAGTAGCCCTTCCACGTGTAGGTGTAGATGTCGGGCTGACCTTCTACCTTGATCTCATTGCTGCCCCGGTAGTTGTTCTTGTAGTCGTCCTCGATCTTCCCCTTCACGATGGATGCGACAACCCCATCGTCGTACACACCCACAACGTGGGTTGCGCCGCTCTCATGCCCGAAGGTGTTGCCCGTGGAGTACTCCACAACAACGACCCACACGACCTGGTCTGCCTTGGGCTCGAAGGGGACCTCGACTTCATCCAAGCGGTAGCCAATTTCGCCGTCACGGGTGAGGTGCACGCTTGCACCGCTGTACTCCTTGGTGACGCGCCAATCGCCATAGGCCTCGCCATCCCAGTAGTCTTCCGTGGTGTACGACTTGACTCGAACCCAAACACTCTTCTCGTTCATCAGTTCTCCTTGTTCGCAAGCTTCTGGATACCCAGGGCAATCGCCTGGAGTGCGTGCATCTTGCCGATGTCCACCATGATGGTCATGACCTTTCCCATGGCATCTTCGGGGTTCTTGTCGTCAAGCTCCTTGCCGTAGTCATCCAGGTTCTCCCGGATCATCTCGGCAATCTCCGGGAACTTACCCGTGTAGTCTTCCAGCGTCACTACGGTGTCATTCATGTGTTTCTCCCTTAATTGCGATGGCTCGGAGGTACCAGAGTAGCGCCTCCTGAAAGTCTAGCTCGTTGCGGGCTAGCTGCCACGCTCTGTGGTTTCGTGTAGCTTCTTCTACCGTATCGTCCCAGCTCAGAAGTCTCAGATTAGGCACTGTTCCTCCTTTGGAAAGAGCCGGGGCCGAAGCCCCGGACTCTAATCGACGTCTCCGTACAAGCTGCCCCAAGACCTACGCCCAACCTCAGCGTCGGTATCAATGAAGACAACCCCTAGCTTTTCTGACATGTGTCGTGCAACTTCGTTGGCACCCCACTGCGCTCGATTAGTGGGCATGGACAACAGAAGTTCATCGTGAATCGGAAGGCGCATGTAGGGACCGAAGCCCGCACGGTATGCCCTCAGGATTCCCCGACACGTGATGTCCCTGGAGCTGGACTGGACCATGTAGTTCAAGGCGGAATAGGCACGGTCGGGATCGACCGGGAGGTGTCGACCAAAGTGGGTTACGATAAACCCATCGCGTTCAGCAATCTTGGCTAGCTTATCCGCGTATCGGGTTACACCGGGATACCGCTTGTCGAATGCCTCGACAACCTTCTTCGCTTGTACGAATGAGAGGCCAGTTTGTTCCGCAACAACCCTGGCACCACCACCAAACACACGTGCGAAGTTGGTGATCTTTCCTGCCTTGTACTCCTTGGTGTCCTTCTCCACGTGATCACCAAAAGCAGCCTTGGCGGTCATGAGGTGAAGGTTCCAGTCGTTGGCAAAGGCCTGAATCATCGTCTCGTCACCACTCAGGGCTGCCAGGACACGTAGTTCCTGCCCCTTGTAGTCCACGCTGACGAGCGAATGACCCTCTTCGGCTACGAAGCACTTCCGGATGGTGAAGTCAGACGCAGGGAGCGTCTGAGCCGGGATTCCCGTGATGGACATACGCCCAGTTCGAGCCTGGAGCGTGTTGATAGATGCGTGGCACCTACCTTCGTCGTCCATGTTGTTCAGGAACCCATCCACCCATGTGGTTCGCCACTTGAGCGCCTTCTTGGCGCGCTGTACCGCGATGGCAAACGGGTCGTTCTCCTTGACGAGCTTATCCAGGATCGTCTTGGACACCTGGAGCTTGCCGGTTGGAGTTCGATCCTTTAGCTTGACACCACGATGCAACAGCACCTCAGCAACCTGAGCCGTGGAGTTCACATTCTCGCAGCCGAAGCCACGTGCGATCTCCGTGTACTTCTCCTCTTCCTCGTGCAGTTCCATCGAGAGTTTCTGCGT